GGATGCGGGGGCCGTGGGCGGATGCGCGGGGGGCGATGAAGGCGGTGATGCTGGCGGACGGGGCCGAGGTGCCGCAAGGGATCGAGGTGGCCGGCCAGCAGGCGGGGTATTTCCAGGAGTTGCAACGGGACCCTGATCTGCAGGGGCGGGTGCTGGTGGCGGTGAATCCGCAGCAGGCGGGGAACAAGGAAGTGCGGGCGCAGGTGTGGGCGAGCCGGATTCCGGACGGGTTGATCGAGATGGTTGAGGCGGGGTGGAACGACGCATTTATCGCGGAGTGTCTGGCGTTTCCGCGCGGGCAGTACGACGACCAGGTGGACGGGGTGAGCGGGGCGTTTCAGATGCTGACGACGCGGATGGATGTGCAGTTAGGGTTCGCGTGATTAAGCCGGCGAATGAATTCGCGGCTGGGGTGCCTCCGGCCGCGCGTCCACCTACGTGGACGCGGAGCACGATGAGCGATGGCATTTTACGATAGGTTTGTGGACCGGACGATAGCCCGGTTGGGATATACGAAGAGTGCGATGGGGCCGGTGTTTGCGGGGGAGTCGCCGCTGGGGTCGTTCGGGGCGGATTACCTGGGGCCGGACGCCTCGGAGGAACAGCGGGAGCGGCTGGCGATCACGTCGGCGTGGGTGTACTCGGACATCCGGACGATCGCGAACGAGGCGAGCGCGGCGGACGTGGACGTGTTCGAGGGGAAGAAGGAGATCGAGGATCACGCGTTCGAGACGCTGCTGGAGCATCCGAACCCGGACATGACGTCGTCGTGGATGCGGCAGTATACGCTGTGGTGGCTGCTGTTGCGGGGCGAGGCGTACTGGATGAAGGCGTACGACCGGTCGGGGGAGTTGCGGGAGTTGTGGCCACTGCCGAGCAGCCACATTCAGCCGATCCCGGACAAACAACGCTACATCAGCGGATACAAGTACACGCCGACGAATGGCCAGGAGGCGGTCGTCTTCCCGAAGGAGCAGATCGTCTTCTTCCGGCTGCCGAATCCGTTTGATTTCCACCGCGGGCTGTCGCCGCTGACGGCGTACCGGCTGGCGGTGGAGACGGACGTGGCGGCCGCCGAGTGGAATAAGAAGACGTTCAAGGACGACATGACGCTGCGGATGTTGATCAGCCTGCCGGCGGAGACGGGGCCGGCGACATACACGCAGTTGAAGGCGCAGTTGATCGAGGAGTTGGTGGAGCGGAAACGGCGCTACGTGATCGCACGGGCGGGGGATATCAAGGCGACGCAGCTGAGCGTGGCGCAGAAGGATCTGGAGTTCCTGGCGGGGCGGGGGTTCACGCGGGAGGAGATCGACCGGGTGTTCGGGATCCCGGCGGGGTTCTGGGCGAAGGAAGCGACGAAAGCGAACTCGGACGCGGCGAAGGCGGTGCTGATCGAGCAGGCGGTGTGGCCGCTGCTGGTGTTGGTGGCGGAGACGCTGACGACGCAGATCCTGCAGGTGGACTTTTCGAAGGGGTTGCGGTGCGTGTTCGACGACATCCGGGAGACGGACCGGGGTGTGCTGGTGCAGGAGCGGCGGGTGTATTGGCAGGTTAAGACGGTGAATGAGGCGCGGGAGGAGTTGGGGCTGGAGGCGTTGGAGGACGAGGAGATCGGGGGGACGCTGGTGCCGCTGGCGGTGAAGGGGAATCCCACCCCCAACCCCTCCCTTGGTACCCCGACAGGGTCGGGGCAGGCGGGAGGGGGGGCCAGGCCGGGGCCGGCGCCGGATGGGACGCCGGAGTTTGCGCCGGAGTTGGTATCGGTGGAAGGTGCGGCGGCGGATGCGCAGAATGAGGCGCAGATGCGGCGGCAGTTGAAGACCTGGGAGGGGATCGCGCGGCGGCGGATAAGGGCAGGGGAGAGTGCGGGGTATGACTTCGAGAGCGAGGCGATTCCGGGGGAGTTGAAGGCGGTGATCCTGGAGGGACTGGGGAAGGCGGGGAATGAGGAGGAGGTGAAGGCTGCGTTTGCGGCCGGGTTTTGGTGGAATTATCCGTGAATCCCACCCCCTGCCCCCTCCCTTACTAAGGGAGGGGGAAACGGGAACGAAGGCGGCGAAGGTGCCGAAGGAGAGGATGGCACTGGAAGGGGCGGCGGTGAGGCGGCTGAGGAAGGCGTTGGGGGGGCAGTTTCAGCAGGTGATGGCGGATGTTCAGGCGGGGAAGTCGGTGGATGAGGTGGTGGCGGGGATCGTTGGATGGGAGGAACTACGGGCGGCGGTGGAGCGGACGTTGCTGGAGGCGGCAGACCTGGGGGTGGAGGCGGGCGCGGCACAGTTGACGATCGGGATCGATTGGACGCTGGCGAATATCGCGGCGCGGGAGTGGGCGCTGGGGCAGGCGGGGCGGATGTTACTGGAGATCGACGCGACGACGCGGCGGATGCTGCAGCAGGCGGTGGGGCGGTGGATCGAGAGCGGTGAGCCATTATCGGACCTTATACGGGATCTGAGCCCTATCTTCGGCCGGCGGCGGGCGGAGACGATCGCGGTGACGGAGACGACGCGGGCGTATGCACAGGCGAACCTGGAGGCGTGGGGGCAGGCGGGGATCGTAAAGCGGAAGCGCTGGCTGACGGCGCGGGACGAGGTGGTGTGCCCGGTGTGCGGGGAGTTGGACGGGGAGGACGTGTTGCTGGATTACGGGTTCTCGAACGGGCAGTTTGCGCCGCCGGCGCACGTGAATTGCCGGTGCGCGCTGGCGCCGGTGGTGGAAGAGTAGGTTCACCGCAGAGGCGCAGAGGACGCAGAGGTTCACAAGTAGATGGAGATAACGATTGAGTTAAAGGGGTTGGAGGCGGTGGAGGCGAAGTTGGGGCGGCTGGGGGCGTTCGAGGCGATGGAAGCGCCGATGACGGAAGCGACGGCGCTGGTGCAGGCGGCAATGGAGGAGTATCCGCCGGCGATAGCGGGGTCCGGTTACCGGAGGACGATGACGCTGGGGCGGCGGTGGACGAGCCGAGTGGAAAGTCTGGCGAGCGAGGTGGTGGGGGTGGTGGGGAACGACACGGTTTATGCGCCGTACGTGCAGGGGGAGTTGCAGGCGCGGGTGCACCAGGGACGGTGGCAGACGGGACAGGCGGTGCTGGAGAAGTTGAGGGGGAAGATCGTGGAGTTCTTTACGCGGGAAATTCAGAGGTTGATAGCCAGCGGTTGAAACCGCGGCTGGAGGCCTACGGCCGGGCGTCCCCCTGCGGGGACGCGGCGGGTCCGCATCAGGCGCAGAGCGTGCGGACTCCTCCCGGCGAGAGGGAGAAGGGCAGGTGCGGGATGGAGTACGGGATTATGAGGGGCGCGCCCCGGACAGGGTCGGGGTCCGCGGACGAGGCGAAGTCGGTGGGGTTGCGAGAACAGGCGAACCAGATCGAGCAGGCGTGGCATGGGGAGTTCGATCCGCCCCGGCCGGCGATGGAGATGGGTCCCCGGTGGGCATATGTGCGGGACGTGACGGACGACCAGTTGATCGTGGAGGAGGATAGCCGGCTGTACTCGTACGCGTACGCGCGAGGTCTGGACGGGGCGATCACGTTCGGGGAGGCGGTGGAGGTGCGGATCGAGTATGTGCCGGTGGAGGGGACCAGTACCCCGACAGGGTCGGGGTCTGCGAAGGCGATCGGGAAGCGGAAGGACGTGACGGCGGCGGACCGGAAGCGGGCGCTGACGGAGTACGGGAATGTGCAGTTCGCCGACGAGAAGAACAAGAAGTACGCGCTGGACACGGAGGCGCACATCCGGGCGGCGTGGAGTTACATCAACCAGGAGAAGAACGCGGCGAAGTACGACGCGGACGAGGTGACGGCGATCAAGCGGCGGATCGTGGGGGCGTGGAAGAAGAAGATCGACAAGGAAGGGCCGCCGGCGGCGGGGAAGTCGCTGGCGATCAAGGCGCTGAGCGAGGACGAGTTAGGCTGCACGGTGGGCGGGTACCTGGTGCTGTGGGGCGGTCCGAAGGCGAAGGACCTGCAGGGGGACTGGTTCACACCGGCGACGGAGCTGATGCTGGAGCATTACAAGACGGCGCCGGCGCTGTTCCACCACGGTCTGGACGGGGCGGTGGGCGGGGTGGTGATCGGCCGGCGGCTAAGCGCGGCGAAGGACGAGACGGGGGTATGGGTGGAGGACTGGCTGGATAAGAGCAACCGGTACTGGAACATGGTGGAGCCGCTGTTGAAGGCGGAACGGTTGTTCTATTCGCCGGGGAGCGCGCCGCACATGGTGAAGCGGGCCGACGACAAGCCGGGGGAATTGGTGCGGTTCCCGGTGGTGGAGGATACGCTGACGCCGGTGCCGGCACAGTACCGGCTGCGGCCGATTGAGGAGATCAAGGCGGCTTATAAGAGCGCCTCGATTGATATGCCTGAAGTGGGTTCTGCTGCCGACGGGGGGCCGTCGGGTGTGGAGGCGCTGAAGGCGCGGGTAGAGGTAGAGGAGTTGTTGATCGAGTTGGAGGGGAGCGGGGGGTAAGTTCACCGCGGAGGCGCAGAGGGCGCAGAAGCGGCAACCCCACCCCAACCCTCCCCGTGAACGGGGAGGGGGAACTAACGAGCAATGGAGGAAGGGCGATGAATGTGCAGGAACTGCTCGCGGCGGCGAAGGTCAAAGCGAGCGAGGCGAAGGCAATGCTGGCAGGCGATGCGCCGGATATGACGAAGGCGAACGCGCTGCTGGCGGAGGCGAAGGGGTACCGCGAGAAGGCGGAGGCGATCAAGTCGGCGGAGGGGATCCTGGAGTACGCGGCCGGCGTGGTGAGGCCGGAACTGCCGGGCGGTGGAGACCAGGCGGCCGCGGCCGATGGCCAGGCGGCGCTGAAAGCCGCGAACGTGCTGCGGTTCGGGGCGGTGGACGAGCCGACAGACCTGGTGATGCGCGAGGTGTACGGGGGCGACTACCGGCAGATCGCGCTGGACCAGATCAAGTCGTTCACGCGCTACATGCGCAGCGGCGCGGTGGACCGGGCGCTGACGCGGCAGGTGTGGGGCATCGAGGATGTGAAGTCGATGCTGAAGGACGGGCTGGGGGTCAGCGAGATCAAGGCGACGATGATTGAGGGCCAGGACACGCTGGGCGGGTACGCGGTGCCGCCGCAGATGGCGGCGGAGATCCTGGGCCGGCTGCCGGGGCTGACGGTGGTACGGGGCGGCGGGGCGACGATCGTGCAGACGGCGAGCAACGCGATTGAGTGGCTCAAGTTGACGGGCGGGGGCTCGCAGTACCGGACGGCAATGCGCGGGCTGTGGGGCTCGGAAGTAGCGAGCCCGACAGAGGACGACTGGACGTTCGGGCTGGAGACGATCAACGTCAACACGTACACGTACAAGGCAAGCATGTCGCAGAGCCTGATCGAGGACGCGCAGAACATCGTGTCGATCTTCAACCGGCTGGTGACGGACACGCTGGCGATCGACGAGGACGCGGCGTTCCTGGTGGGCGACGGGGCGGGGAAGCCGCGGGGCATCCTGCCCTCCAGCGCGAACGGGCACTCGATCACCGAGGTTCACAGCGGGCACGCGTCGCTGCTGACGGTGGAGGGGATCAAGAAGTTGCGGCGCGGGGTGGCCAGCCAGTACCGGAACGCGGGGCGATGCTCGTGGATCGGGAACAGCGCGACGGCGACGGCGATGGAGGTGTTCAAGGATGGCGTGGGACGGTTCTACTTTGAGTACCTGGACGCCGGGGAGACGTTCATGCGGTCGGCGTGGCGGGAGAGCGAGAGTATGCCGGACATCGCCGGGAGTGCGTTCCCGCTGTTGTTCGGCGACCTGAGCGGGTACTTCATCGTGGAGCGGCTGGGGCTGTCGGTGGTGCGGTTCCAGGACTCGGCGACGGGGATCAACAAGGTGGAGTTCCACGTCAGGCGGCGGATCGGCGGGAACCTGCTGGAGCCGTGGAAGTTGGCGGTGCAGGAAGTGGCGGCGTAGGGTTGACCGCGGAGGCGCGGAGGACGCAAAGGTAATTTCGGATTGCGGATTGCGGATTGAAGCAAGGAGAAGGATAAGATGGGCGGAGAGATTTTCGCGAGCAAGTACAAGGTGGTGCCGGGGCAGGCGAGCCCGGAGGATATCTTGGTCGATGCGACGAATTACCCGGCGAGCGGGTCGTTCATCGACGTGTCGGGGTGCGAGCGGTTCCACGTGGTGGTGCAGGTGGGGGCGCTGAATGCCGGGAGCACGATCACGTTGGAGGTGCGGCAGGCGGAGGCGATCAACGGGACGGCGGATGTGATCGACGCGACGTACTGCAAGCACACGGTTGAGAATGATGACGACGACCAGTTGATCTTCTTCACGGTGGAGGTGGACAAGCTGGAGAAGGATCATCATTTCGTGACGCTGCAGGTGGAGGGGACGGTGGCGAGCAACAACTACGCCTGCATCCTGTTCCTGCTGCCGCTG